CAAAGCTCAATCGCGAGCTGGTAACGAAAGCGGCCAACGAGGCGGTTACGTCCGAGCAAGAGTCGATCATCGCCAAAAACAACAAGCGGCTTTCGAACATGGAACTTAACTGGGCGGAAGAGGCGGAAGGTATGGGCAAGTACACCCATACCAACCATATGAAAATGATGGACGCGCAATACGGCCATCTACGGGCGCAAGCCCGACACCTGAACGCTAATGCGAAGAACACTGAGCTGATGCGGCCCGGCCTCCAAAATGAGGCCGATATGCAAGAGGGTCCTGCAGGGAAATACCTCCCTTACATCCAGCGCATACTTGACGCTGCTACTGGCGCCACAAGCGCTTATCGCAATTACAAGTTGCCGAACGCAAAGTGAGCACCATCCTAACAAACGGTCTACCGCCGGCCGACCCGGCGGAATAACACAGGTGCCCCAATGCTACGAGCTCGGGCACCCAATCCAATTCACATACACATACACATACACATACACCATGACACACTACCCACCACCTAACACCAACACCAACATCCTTAATCAACCAATCTCAGTCACTCTCACATCCACTCATCATCCAAAAATTCGTGACTACTATTCACCCCGGATACGCTCCGGTCTGACCTTTACAGGTCCTTCTCGCACCAAGCAGCAGTTCGCTGCGGAGTGCGACATCAACAACATCATGAGGCGCTATCTCAAGACCGGTATCCTCGACCACGTTCGAGACGGCGCGCCTCAGTATCTCGACGCCACGGCGCTCGAGTTTCAAAGCGCCATGGAGCTAGTTGCTCAGGCGCAAACAATCTTCGAAGAGCTTCCAAGCGCGATTCGCGCACGCTTCGAAAACGATCCCAGCAGGCTGCTGGAGTTCGTACACGACCCCGCCAATATCGCCGAGTCGGTAGCTATGGGCTTCCTCGACCCGGCGAAGCTGCCAAGCGGAGGGGTCTCCCAAAATGCTGCGACTCCACCAAGCGCAGCAGAAGGGGGCAAGGGGGCGAAAGCTCCCCAAGAGGGCGGTGCTTGACACCACCCTAGGGAATGATGTATTCCTCGTTCTACATCATTCCCACTGACACCAACCAACCCTTAAGCCCGTGGGATTCCTTGTTCCGTTCCTTTTCCCCGGGCTTTTTTTCCTCCTGACAAGGATTAGCGACCATGAGCAAACGTTTCAAGATGTCGAGCAGGTCGAGCCGCCGCAGTTTCACCAAGCATGCGAGCCGGACCCACAAGTTCAACCTGAGCACCGCGAACCCGATGCGCGGCGGTATCCGTCTGTAGGCCATGGCGAAGCGCCGACGGCCGATGTCACTGAGGGCCTCAAGGGCGAGGCACAACGCGCGTGTGCGCCTCCGTAAGCGGTGGAGCCGATGACGTGCCGTGCTATCACCCGGTGGAGGTCCCCAAGCGTGGGTTTGCAGACCTCCGAGTAACAGTTGCCTGCGGCCGCTGCATCGGCTGCAGACTGGAAAGAACCCGCCAATGGGCCTTACGCTGCGTTCACGAGGCTTCCTTGCACGATACAAACGCGTTCGTGACGCTGACCTACAACCCGGGAAACTTACCTACTGGCGGGACCCTAGACAGGACTCACTTCCCGGCTTTTATCAAGCGCCTCCGGAAGAAATACAGCCATCGCGACGTGCACGGCAATCTGTGGAGCCGGCCAATCAGGTACTTCATGTGCGGCGAGTACGGCGACCGTGATCAACGTCCGCATTACCACGCCATCTTGTTCAACTACTTCCCGGCGGACGCAAGGCTCGTTCGGGAAGCCAACGGCAAGCAAGAGGCCCTCTACGCGTCTCAGGAACTGGACGATGTTTGGGGCCTCGGCTTCTGCTGGGTTGGGCAGGTGTCATACAAAAGCGCGTCCTACACGGCGCGCTACATCGTCAAGAAGATCACGGGTGATCTCGCTGATGAGCATTACAAACGCATCGACCCGGCAACCGGGGAGGTGCACCAGGTACTGCCAGAATTCGCGCTAATGTCGCGGCGTCCCGGTATCGGAAACCGATGGTTCCAAAAGTTCCACACGGACTTGTACCCGGACGACTTCATGCTGGCAGACGGGCATAAGAGCGGCAAACCAGCCGCCTACTATGACAAGCTGCTCAAACGTCGTGACCCGGACACGCACGCAACCTTGAAAGAGGCCCGTGCGGCTAAGCTGCTCGATCCGAAGATCAGAGCAAACTCAACTCCGCAGCGTCTGGCTGTCCGAGAGGAAGTCAAGACGGCTGCGGTTAACCTACGACCAAGGAACGTCGAATCATGATCTATGGAATCTTCTCGCTACACGATGCGAAAGCAGCGGCTTTCGCTCAACCCTTCTACAGTCCCAACCGCGCCACTGCGCAACGCCATTTCATGGCAGCGCTGGAGGATCCGCAAAGCGTTGTGTCGAAATTCCCGGCCGACTTTAGGCTCTATGAGCTGGCGACGTTCGACGATTCGACAGGCAACATTACCGTGCATGACGTGCCCGTTCTAGTAGCCCCGGCGCAAGCCTAACCACAAGGAAATCAACCATGTTTGGAGCATCAGGTCACCGCAACAAGTCGGTGATGCAGCATACGTTCTCGCAGGTTCCGAAAGCGGAGATTCCGCGCTCGCAGTTCAACCGTTCCCACGGCTACAAAACTTGTTTCGACGCCGGGCTGTTAATTCCGATCCTCGTCGATGAGGCGCTGCCCGGAGACACGTTTAACGTCCGCATGACCGGGTTCGCGCGTCTGGCTACACCGGTCGTGCCGATCATGGATAACATGTATATGGATACCCAGTTCTTCAGCATTCCGATGCGGCTGATCTGGGACAACTGGCAGAAGTTCCAAGGCGAGCGTATCGACCCGGACGACTCGACCGACTTCACTATTCCGCAGATGGTGGCCCCGGCTGGCGGGTACGCCATCGGGTCTCTCGAGGATTACTTCGGCCTACCCACTGGCGTTGCCGGGTACAGCCATTCGGCCTTGTTCCACCGGGCCTACGCCCTGGTGTACAACCAGTGGTACCGCGACCAAAACATTCAGGACTCTATCCCCGTGCCGCGGGATGACGGTCCGGACCTGTCTACGGAGTACAAAATCTATCGCCGGGGCAAACGGCACGATTATTTTACCAGTGCACTTCCATGGCCGCAGAAGGGGGCGGCCATCGAAATTCCGCTCGGGACTACGGCTCCGGTGATCGGAGCTGGGGAACCCACAATCACGCGCGGCCCTGGCGGCGTCGAGAGCGGCTTTGTGAACAATCCCAGCATTGACGGCCCGGTCTGGGGCGCCGGCGCTGGCGGCCCTGCAGGGTCGGGTAGCTGGGTTAACCCGGCCCTGGTTGCGGACCTTTCACAAGCGACCGCCGCCACCATCAATTCGTTGCGGCAGGCTTTCCAGATTCAAAAAATCTTTGAGCGCGATGCGCGCGGAGGCACTCGATATGTGGAAGCTATCAAGGCCCGGTTCGGCGTCACTTCTCCGGATGCTCGGCTTCAACGTCCGGAGTTCTTGGGCGGCGGAAGCTCGCCCGTTAACATTTCGCCCATACCGCAAACTTCTCCGACCGGCACTTACGCCAACACACCCCAAGGAAACCTGGCCGCAATGGGTGTTGCGGTGCTCAACAACCACGGGTTCACCCACTCGTTCACAGAGCATTGCATCATCCTCGGCATCGTCTCCGTTCGAGCGGATTTGACGTATCAGAAGGGTCTCAATCGCATGTGGTCTCGCAAGACGCGATTCGATTTCTTCGAACCCGCGCTTGCCCACTTGGGTGAACAGAACGTGTTGTCCAAGGAGATTTTCCTGGACGGCACTTCGGACGACGAAACGACCTTCGGCTATCAGGAAAGGTTCGCCGAATATCGGTACTATCCGTCGCAGATCACGGGGCTTTTCCGCAGCTCGGCGGCGCAGTCGTTGGACGTCTGGCATCTGTCGCAGGACTTCGTGAACCGGCCGATTCTGGCGCCGATCTTCATCGAGGAAAACCCGCCGGTGGACAGGATTATCGCGGTGACTACCGAGCCGCAGTTCTTGTTCGATTCGTATTTTCAGATGCAATGCGCACGGCCTATGCCGCTGTACGGGGTCCCGGGTCTGATCGATCACTTCTAAGCCATGGGGTTCAACGCATTCGATGCGTACTCGGAGCCGGGGTTTACTCCGGCTCCGCCTGCCAACATCAACGCGCAACGAGGGGGAAACGAAGTGGTCTGGCCTGCCATCATTGCCGCCGGCGCATCTTTAGCCGGCGGGCTTCTTTCGAATAAGTCGTCTGCGAAGCAAGCTCAGCAGCAGATGGACTTTCAAGCCCGTATGTCGAACACGGCTCACCAACGCGAAGTGGCTGACCTTCGCGCTGCGGGCCTTAACCCGATCCTTTCCGCCACGGGGGGTAGCGGCGCATCTACGCCTGCAGGGGCTTCGGCCCCTCAGACCGACGTGCTAACGCCTGCGGCGTCGTCGGCCATGCGAGCGCAAGAGCTGGAGAACCAAACAAAGCTCAATCGCGAGCTGGTAACGAAAGCGGCCAACGAGGCGGTTACGTCCGAGCAAGAGTCGATCATCGCCAAAAACAACAAGCGGCTTTCGAACATGGAACTTAACTGGGCGGAAGA